ATGGTACGGAGGATGAATATAGATGAAGTCAAAGAATACATTGAAAACACCTCCGAAAACTCTCGAATCTATATCGGAGCCGACTCGGAGCGTCATCGACGTGGCGGTGTTTGGTTCGCTGATTATGCTACAGTCGTGGTGGTACACATTGATGGTAACCGAGGCGCAAAGGTCTTTGGTGAAATCACTACGGAACGGGACTACGACCAGTCAAAAGACAAGCCAAGAATGAGGCTAATGAACGAGGTAATGAAGGCGGCCCAGCTATACCTCGATCTAGAAGAAGTGATTGGTGGCCGTGAGTGTGAGGTCCATATTGATATCAATCCAGACCATAAGCACGGTTCATCTTGCGTTATAAGTGAAGCTGTAGGCTATATCAAAGGTATGACTGGTGTAACTCCAAGAGTGAAGCCAGCCGCTTGGGCGGCATCTATCGCTGCCGACAAGTTCCCAAGCCTGTAGATTTACTAAATAGATTATACGGGCTTGCGACCTTGCGGTCCGTATAACCGCCGCCTGACCACGGATGTAATGGCAGGTGGCACCCTAACCTCCTCCTCGTCAGGCTTCGGCCTAAATCAATCTCACATTTCATTCATCTTTCGTTGTCGTGGTATTGTGCGTGGAGGCGCATAACAGAAAGGTACTATTATGAAGAAGATTTTATTTGCTTTCATTACGGTCCTTGCTCTTGCGGGAACCGCAGAAGCAAGAAATCTCGCTCAACATGAGGTCGAGAATTACGATCCTTTGGAGAGTATTCTAGGTCCTCAAAACGGTAATGGCAACTGGGCAGTATCGCCACGTATTCGTGGTCCTATTCGTCACGCCAGCCGTTATCACACATACGCACACCACTATGCAGGTAAGCCATCATCTTCTATTGTTGCTTATGGGAGAATGTTACAGGCTTCTGGACTTCGTGTCTCGGAGCATCCTGCTTTCGGTGGTGTGCATCATGTCCATCATGGTTGGGCACACTATGCAGGTCGTGCCATTGATATTAATATAGGACGTGGTGTCAATGAAGCATCGGGTAGAGCAACAAGGGCAAGATTCGATGCAGTTGCCGCACGAGCCAGGGCAGCAGGATATACCGTGCTGTGGCGAGTAGCTGGACATTTTAATCACATACACATTCAGCGATAATAAATAGGGGCGGGGAGAAATCTCCGCCCTTTTAGCATGTTAGGTGGTCTTTGACTGATACGATATCATTCAATTATATTAAAAGTTTGTTTGATGAAAAGCATTGGGACATTGGTGTTCTAACACCAGAGTTGTTTCATAGAGCAAACTTACACCCCGTAAAAGCAAAACTCCACCTACTAAATCAGCCATTCATGGAAGATTTTTCCAATGACTTGTTCTTTAGAAAAGAGACGAATACAATAGTATTGATACGTGATGGTGCATCATGGGACTATACCCACTATCAAGAAGCCAGAGACATTCTAGATAGAAATGGTGAAAGAGATAACTATCTAATATATACAAACTACAAAGAGGCGGCTATCTTAGCAGGCTTGGGTGTCAGAGCCAAGAACTCATTAATCTATAGTTACAGGTTTGGTTTTGATCATCACATTGCAGCAGTTAGATTTGAAAAAGAGATTGTTGATCTACCCACAGACAAACGGGTGAACTATAAGATATGGAACAGATGTGTTGGTTGTGACGATTGTGCTAAAGCATGTCCTGTAGGTGCTATACATAATAGTGGTAAGAATGAGTTTTCGTGGTGGTTAGATTCGAGTAAATGTGAGACGTTTATCGGTATATCAAATCATCCTACGATACCTTCTGTCAAAAAATATTGGCACGAGAATGTTTATCCTGAGATACCGAAAGACTATGTTGATGGTGTCACTGATTATATGAAATCATTGCGCCCATTTAATGAGGGTGGTTTGAATGGTATGCCATGGAATCAAAACGGTTATACATCTGATGGTCAATCAGTATATAAAGATGGTGTTGCAGTAGATATACCTATATGCAGAGAATGTACCTCTCAACCAAGATGCAGCAAATGGAACGGGAAGTATCCGTATGATAGAATTGGAAACAAGGTGGACAAAGAATAAGAAGATGGCAGCCGAGCGTATGGAGATATGTGAAGGTTGCGAACACTTTAACAGAACCTTGATACAATGCAAAGAATGTGGATGCTTTCTAAAAGCCAAGACTATATGGCCTAATTCTAAATGTCCGCTAAATAAGTGGGGACGCTACAAAGAGAACGAAAATGGATGAAGTAGTAGAAAAAGCAAAAGTCTTATTGGGTAACATGTTTGTGTTCTACATGAAGGCACATGCATATCACTGGAACTATATCGGCCCAGAGTTTCCACAGTATCATGCTTTCTTCGGTGATCTATACGAGAGTGTGCATGGTGAATTAGATGTTGTCGCAGAACACATCAGGCAAATGGATTCCTTCGCACCTCCTTCAATGGCTAGGTTAATCGAACTTTCAGAGATCAAAGAAGATACGCAGATCGTTAAGCCAGAAAAGATGTTCAAGAACCTTTATGACGCTAACGAACAAGTCATCGCCTGTTTGAATGAATGTTTCGATATAGCAGGTAAGGAAAAGGCTTGGGGCTGGCAGAACTATGTTCAAGACTTAATCACCACACACAAAAAGCATCGTTGGATGTTGAGGGCAACAATGGGAGAAAAGTAATGGCATTTCTATTCCGAAATTACTGGCCTACACCTGAGCCAGGGTATCTATCAATTCACAACTTTGGTAATGGAGCAGATGGTAAACCCTACTCGTTCATGGTCTGGAACTCGGGAGACAATCGCCATTATTATCAAGAGGACTATCACGACAACAAGTGGCAAGCAACATGGGTTATGGATTATCTCGGTGAGAAAGGTGTAACTGAAACCGCTGATATCTATCCTCGCCGTGCTTATCAGTTCTGGACAACTTATAGAACAACTGCCTTCACTAAAGGTAAAGAAATCTTTTGGGGTGGCTTACAGAACATTGGTGATGAATTTAACGCACCTATTCAAATCGACTCTATTGCCTCAACTAAGTTTGAAGTTGGCACACCTGGCAATCAAAGAGTAAAATTCTGCAATCAATATAACCTACTATTGGGCTACACCGATGTGGTCGAGATCGAATATGATCAGTCATTCGGTTCTGGTAAGGCCGCTGGTTGGAGAGCATGGCACGCCAAAGGTGTCGGCATCATTCAAATCAAGTGGCGCTATGACGGTAAAGATATCGGCAATACGATTCCTGCTACCGTTTCAGTTGTCAAGGGAAAGATAGTAAATAAGTATCCTGTCTTGACATAAGACTCCTCCTCGTATATAATGTTATTATGAAAAATGTGAATGCAGGTATCCTCCATACTCTGGCGAAAGTAGCCGCAGCTAATCCTGGTCTCCGGGAAAAGTTTGCGGCTGCGGTCGTTTATCGGAATCGTATCGTGTCTATTGGTATCAATAGCATGAAATCCCATCCCATGCAGGCTAAGTTTTCCAAGAATGAACATGCTATCTTCCTACATGCGGAAGTGGCTGCTATCAAGAATGCCTTGCGTGAAATGGACGTGGATGATCTTTCCAAGTGTGACATTTATATCGCACGAGTTAAGAAGGAAAAGCCTTTCACTAAAAAGTTTGTGTGGGGATTGTCTAAGCCGTGCCCTGGTTGTGCTAGAGCAATTGCCGAGTTTGGCTTTAGACGGACGATATACACTTGTGATGATGGAGATTATGAGGTGGTGGAATGAAAGCGTGGGATCTACTTAGAAGTCAATTCAAACCTGATGGCAAAGGTCGTTATAAAACTACCGATGCTATGTTAGTGGCAAAACAGTTAGAAAAAGAAGTTGAGCGTCTACAAAAGTATGAGAAGCTGGTTCAGTTCATCGCCAATGACTATCATGAACTATCACACGACAAGGCAAAGTGGCAGCGTGACGACTGGAAGAGACGTTGTAAAGAGTTGATTCAGGCTGAGGTAGAGAAATGAAAATCGAAGGATATGTAATCTGCGGCCCTATCAATACATGGGGAGACGAAACTAAGTCACCATGGCATCCTCATGAGGATACTTTTAGTAAGACACCATTAGAGGCATGGATTCGTTTTTTGAACAATACTCCTAGTGATGCTGACTGGGATCGTAAGATGATGCACTGGATCAACCGTGGATATTGTCCTAAACATGCGACGATGGAGGTTACATGGTAGGAGTCAAAGAGTATAATCTATTCAGCCATATAGGTATTAGCACCAATATGTCAGTTTCTTTACCTCAGGGCGGCTTTATTGTAGATGTTTTTGAAAGATACGGTAACATTATTGCTGCTGTTCTTTGTGATGATACTAGACCATATGTCATTCGGCAGTTTCATTGTGTTAGTGCATTTTATGATTTGAATCTACCACCTGGTAAAAAATACTGGCATGTAGGAACTGTTATAGATGTGACGCCGCCAGTAGTCACACGTTACTATATTATAGAAAGTGAAATATAAAATGAAACAGATTACAATGAACATTAGACCAATTGAAGAAGCTGAAAAGAATGATAGGGCCAAACTATCATGGCAAGGTAATCGACCAGTTCTTATTGGTTGGGCAGAGAAAACCCGAACCGAGTTTTTTACCGAACCATGGTATAAACTATGGTTTCCAAATCATCGCACCGTTGATGATGGCTCTGGATGGTACTTCGTCAATTTCAATCCCGTAACAGCGCAGTATGAATATACTGTTCCTTGTGGTCTATTTGTGCCAGAGGTGTTTGCGGAACTACCAATGCTTTGTCATGCCAAGGAGATTGAATGATCTACATACATGAGATAGCAACCTTAGCAAGATCAAATCGTGAGCATTGGTGTTGTGAGTATGTTATAACCTATCACACCGTCAATGGTGTTAGTGACCGTGACTTAATAATTGGAGTTATACAATGAAGATGATCTATAAGTATCCGCTGGGTATGGATATCCATCACAATGCGGTGTATGAAATTGAAATGCCAAGAGCCGCCAAGATCCTGTCAATTCAGGAACAGGGTGGCTTCCCTATGCTCTGGGCTATTGTGAATCCAAAGAAAGAGAAGCGCAAGTATGTCTTTCAGGTGTTTGGCACAGGCTTTGAAATGCAAGACTATGATAAGAAGCATTACGATTATGTCGGCACTGTTCAACAGAAGGGTATGACTACTCTTGTCTGGCACGTTTTTGAGGTGCATGAATAATGTCATCATTCACCGGTACATCTATTCCACCTGGTTGGCTCTATTCCGCTGCGAAGGACGGATATCAGGGTCCCAACGGACAGTTCATTTCTAAATTCGATATTACGATTGAAGGTTCTTTCGTAAAAGCATATGCGAAAATATATGGAGCAACGGGCGGTGGTGCAACCAGTGGATCAAATCAAATAGCGCTGCCACCTGGTGCACCTGGTGCTAATGGTCCTGCTGGTCCTTATATCAAACATTCTCACGGTCATATAGCACCTACCAGTCCTAATGATGGTGATATGTGGACCGATGCTGCTAGTGGTCAGGTGTATGTCTATACTACACACAACGGATGGGTGGATACTGCCTATCCTACCGTGAATACTCCTGTGACTACAAACATTCCTAAAGGATGGCTCGGCTCCAACGCCGCCGCAGGCGGTGGTAATCTTTCGATAGCTACCGGCAAGTCATCCGCATTTCACGAGTCACTAACAAATGTTATTCAGATTGAAACTAAAGTTGGTAGAATCGGAATTAATACTGAAACTGGTGATATTACTATTCCACCGGGCATCGGTCGTGACGAAGCAATCCGTGAGTTTTGGTTCGGCTTTCAGAAGGTCTTTAAGCCTCTTAATAAAAACAAGTATGAGATCGAGATTGAAGGTCTCAAGAGGGATTATGCAAGACTCGAAACTTACTATAAAGATAAGTTGGTAAATCTTGAAAAGGACGCAGCAAAGCCAATCGTCGAAAAAGTCCGAAAGAAGTATAATGGTGAGAAGTTCATCATGGTGAAGCCAGAGGATCTAATCAAGTTTATAGAAGAAGCATAAATACTCTTATATTACTAGGAGTATAGTTTTGGCAGAGAATATTAAGGCTCAACAAGAAGAAGTCAAAGCATTTAATAAGATGAAAAAGAAACTAGGTGCAGGTGCCACCGCATTTGCACAACCAGCCGGGTTTGCGACAGCATTCCCGGATTTTGGTTTTCGTATCATCATTGATGGTAAGAAAGTAGATATACACGTTGAGTATAAAGCCGACTCCAAAGCCCAGATGGGTTCTATGCGAGATTGGCAGTTTGATGGTAAAAAGTTTATCACACCCAACCCAACTCCTGAAAAGACCGATCTAATCAAGATTATGAACGAGAGTCCTGACTGTCTAAGAAACGGTAAGAGATTGCTCAAAGATTTTAAAACGTATGTTGATCCTGGTATTAAATCTATCTATTCTGGTATGCTCTCTATTGAACCTGATAAGAAGATACGAAAGATCAAGATGGAAAAGTTTGTCAAAGGTACAAGCAATTACCAGTTGGCTAATATCGACAATGTGACTATGGGTGACCACATTATCACACATTACAAAAACAAGTTCAATAAAGAAGTCAAGAAGGATGCTGATTACAGTATTCTATTGATGATGCTCGGTGATAGTATCTCATTAGTAGCCACAAAAGGTACTGCTAATGCAGAGATCAAAAAGAGAATAAATCAGGCTCTTGGTGTGCCTAACATTCCTAAACTTGTAGGTTTGAAAGCAAAACTGGAAGTTAGAATACAACCTAGAGGTATGACAGGTGGTTCAAAGCCACCTAGTATCGATGTGATGGCTAGTTTTAGACTATCAGGGAAACCACCAGGAGTCACTATTTGATGATTAGACTTTCAGATTTTCTAACAGAAGCAGCAGCCGAGAAGGATCGTCACCTCACACATATTGAGGATGCCGTTCTAGAAGGTGGTGTTGCCGGCACTCGCAATGCTATTGAGTTTCTTCGTTCGCTTCGTGATATGTTTGCTGATGATGGTCAGACATTATCAGAAGCCAGCGGCTCTCTAATTCTAAGAACAAAGTTTGATGGTGCTCCTGCCATCTATGCAGGTATCAATCCAGAGAATGGTCGTTTCTTCGTAGGCTCTAAGTCTATCTTTGCTAAGAACGCCAAACTAAACTATACCGAAGCAGACGTTAGAGCAAACCATCAGGGTGGTCTTGCTGATAAACTATCAGACGCACTAAAGTATTTACCAGAGTTAGGTATCACCGGCATCGTTCATGGTGACTTTATGTTCTCTCGTTCTGACCTAAAGATGGAAACAATCGACGGTAGAAAGTGGATCACATTCCGCCCTAATACTATCACATATGCTGTTCCCGCTGACTCGTCTCTTGCTAGACAAGTTATGGCTGCTAAGATTGGTATTGTCTTTCACACCACATATCATGGTAAGACAATGCAAACTCTACAAACACATTTTGATATCAACGTCAATAACTTTAGACCATCACGCAATGTATGGTATCGTTCTAATAAGTTCGTTGATGTTACAGGTCGTGCTACACTTACTAAGTCTGAGAACGCCAAACTGACAGGTATTCTTTCGCAGGCTGGTTCTACTTTTAGAACAATCCCAGCCTCACTACTAAACTTTATTGCCACTAACGAAACATATAGAATCCATATCATGTCATTCTATAATCAGCGTATTCGTGCTGGTGAACATATGGGCGCAGGTCACACCGCTCAACTTATAAAATGGGTGGGTGATAAATACCAAAAGACTATCGATGATGCCAAACTGCCTGCGACTAAAGCAAAGCGCAAGGCAGAAAGAGATATTGTTCTCCGTTGGTATCGTCAGCACGCCACCGATTTAAAGAAAATCTTTCAGTTACAAAACCTACTGATAGATGCCAAGATGCTATTGATTGCTAAGTTCAATCAGGTAAATGACTTAGGTACATTCTTACATACCGCTGATGGTGGTTATAAGGTAACAACTCCTGAGGGCTATGTAGCCGCTTGGTCAACTGGTGGTGATGCTGTCAAACTAGTTGATCGTATGGAGTTTAGTAGAGCCAACTTCTTGGCTGTCAAAAACTGGGGAACCAAATGAAGATAAAAGAGCATTGCGGTTGTGATAAGGGGCATCCTGAAATCAAGCCAGTCCCAGTCGTTGATACAATCAAAAAGATTGTCAAGGCTGCTAGAAAGAAAAAAGTATATAAATAGAGATAATAAGACCTCCCACGCCTCTCGTAGAAGCGCACCCAGGGAGGTTATTAAACCCGCAGAGGGAGAGACATGAAAAAAGTTGTATTCATATTTGGGCGTTTTCAAGTGCCTACCAAGGGTCATGCTGAAATGATCCATTACGGTGCCAACTATGCTAAGAAGATAGGCGCCGAGTTCCGTGTATATACCTCCAAGTCATGGGACGCTAAAAAGAACCCTCTCCCCTATCAGCAAAAAGTATCATTCTTGCGCCAGATATTTCCTGGCATCAATGTTGTTGATGACCCAAATGCAACAACCGCTTTTGCTATCTGTAAGAAACTATCCGATGAAGGTGTAGAAGATGTTACAATGATCACTGGTGGTGATCGTGTGGCAGAGTTCAAAACACAAATCGGTAAGTATGTTATGCCTAGAGACAATCCTAAATTTGATCCTAAGAAGAACTATGCCTTTCGCCGTTTTGATGTAATCAACTCTGGCAAGCGTAAGGCTGGCGTGTCTGGTACAGATATGCGTGAGTATATTCGTTCTGGTAAGTTCTCAGAGTTTATGAAAGTCTCTGCAACATCTGATAGAACATTAGCCAAAAAGATTTTCAGTGCAGCTAAGACATATCTCAAAGAAGAAGAAATACTAAACGAAGATATGTCACACAAAGAATTTCAAGGTCATCTAAAGAACTTTATTGACTTTACAGTAGATAAACTAGGCATCAAAGAGGTGCCAGAGTTAGAGTATAAGATTGGTTCAGAAGATGAAGCCGAGCAGCCATCATTCGGTGGCTATTCACCATGCTCTAAGAAGATCATTGTGGCTTCTAAGAACCGTCACCCAATGGATATCTTCCGCACAGTAGCACATGAGTTGGTTCATCATAAGCAAAATGAAGATGGCAAACTCGGCAAAGATATTGCTAAAGAAGGTGCTACAGGCTCACCAATAGAGGACGAAGCAAACTACATGGCAGGAAGAGTAATGCGCTGGTTCGGCAAGGCTAATCCAGATATGTTTAGAAAGTCATATGTTACAGAGCATAAGGCTATCGTTCTAGGTGGTGTGCCGGGATCGGGTAAAGATAAGATTCTAAAAGAAGCAATCTTACCACATGGCTTTAGAGAAGTTTCTGATAATAAGTTTTCTGTAAATGAATGTAATGGTGAGAACCTAGTAGTCAATGGCACTATGTCAGACTATGAGGCTACCAAAGAGATCAAGAATATCCTAGAGAGTGCTGGCTATAAGACGATTATGATGTTCGTCAATACCAGCAATGAAGTATCAAAGCAACGTAACGAAGCCAGATCAACTACTGGTGGTAGAGTTATTGCAGAAGATAGACGTTATGACAAATGGCGTCATGCTCAATTCAATCTAAACAAATATGATCAACTATTTGAAAAGGTAATCGAGGTCAAGAATGATCTTGATGCTAATGTAATCACAGAAACATATAACAAGTTTGTGGATTCTATTGCAAAAGAGGTCCAGGACTTCTTATCATCAGAGACGGATCGTCGCTTCGAACAAATGCTAGAAGGCTATTCAGACTTTGATTCTAAGCC